GGGCGGTTACGAGAGGTCTGTTGATGACGCCGTAGCTTCCGGCACGATTTCCCGTGACGAAGGTGAGCTGCGTTTATTGAGAGGGAGGAAGAAGGCTTCCCGCCATCATTTTGAGAACCTGGCCGCGACTAACCCGGATCTTGCCGCCGAGATGATTAACCGCGGGGAGCTGGACGGGTATTTTTCCGCCTCCGAACAGGATGAGATGATGCGTTCTTTGCGGCGTCAGGACGACAACAGGCTTACGGAGGTAGTCGAGCAGACGGCTTCCCGTCCTAAGTCAAAGAACGACAGGCAGGCCGTGACGAATGCTTTGCTGTCCGGTCCCGTCTATCAGGAAGAATTGGGGTTTCATGCGGTTTATGAGAGCGACGGGGATTACAGCGCCTGCGCTCCGCAGATTGATTCTTTCATTTACCGGGTTGCGGATATGGTGAGGGCTGGAGAAGAAGGGCCGGATTTGGCGAGCAAGAAGGAAAATGTGATCCTTCTGTGCAAGCGTTACGGGAAGTCAGCCGAGTTCCAGAAAGACATTTTGAACCGCATGGATAAGTGGGCGGGGAGAAAAAACGAATATCCCGTATTAAAGGTGTCCGAGCGAATGCGGGAAATTGCTGAAATGCCGCTGTATCGGCAAGCGGATTACAATCAGGCTATAGGCACGCTGCACAGTGAAGCGGCGGGAGCCTATGGACTGTATCTGGATTCCGCTCTTGGGGCCGGTATGAAAGCCAAGGGCAAGGAAGAATGGATGCAAGAGTATAAAAAGGAGAAGATCGAGAACCTGCAAAAGAATCTTGCCGCCAAAACCGAAGGCGACGTACGTGATGCGTTTGAGGTGTGGTACGAAGGGTACAAGAGCATGAACAACGGCAAGGAACCTTCTTCAATTATTCAGGAAGAAAAGTTCCAAACAATTTTAAGAGAAGTAACAGGACGTAGGGATTTAATCATTCCCAAACGGGGCGCTCTGATAGACCGGGAGCAGGAAGAAGTGTCTATCATCTGGAAGAGGGGGGACGACGAACGGCTTAATGCTGGACCCAAATTATTGAGTGAAGGGGAGAAGCAGACGCTGCGCCGGAAGGATATGTTGCGCAAGCCGTTTACGTTCCCTGCCATGGTTTCCGTAGATACCGTGAATACGAACGCGCCCGCCGGAATTCTTCTGCCGGAGAGCATGAGGCAGCGGTTTGGCGACGACGTTTCCGGACTGGCCGCCCTGGTTCCTTCTTCCTCTTCTTCCCGCCGCGGGAAGCCCCTTCCCGTGGTGGGCTACACCAGGGGGAGTTCCCCCCAGCTTACCCTGTCCGGCGCCAGCAAGCTGCGGATGACGTTTTCTTCCAAGATGGATACGAATGTGACGATTTCCCCTGCCAGCCCGGAAATGAGGGAGTTTTTCAAGAGAGAATATCCGGGAAGCCAGGATTGGAAGCAGGATGCCGGAGAGTCCAGGGTGCCTGCCGCCAAGCTGGGGGGGCTGGGACAGTACAGCCAGGCTTTTTATGATGCGGGAAGGAAGTATGGCGTGGATCCGAAGCTGTTGATGGCTATTGCCATGCACGAGACCGGCAAGGGAACGAGCGCCGCTTTCCTGCGCAAGAATAACGCCATGGGCATCAGCCCGAATGGAGGCGGCCCGCGCGCTTTTTCCTCCGTGGAAGAGAGTATTAATTACGCCGCCCGCCTGTTGAGGAAGCATTATCTGGACCAGGGGTTGACGACGATTGCCGCCATTGGCGGGAAGTACGCTCCGGCAGGAGCCGGGAATGATCCGCGCGGATTGAATAAGCATTGGGTCAACGGCGTAAGCAAGTATTACAAATCATTTTAACATTGAACATATTATAAATATTTTTCACCATGAACGACAATTTTTCCTTTGACGGGGCCGACGCTGCGGATATGCCTCTGGATCTTTCTTTTTCCTCCCTGTCGCTGCCGGAGGGCGAGGCTGCCGCCGGATTTCACCTGCCGGAGATGACGCCGGCGCAGGAACAGGCAAAGGCGGATTCTCCAAAGCTGGTTGACGAATGGCGGCAGGATGTCCAGATGTTTGACGACGGCGGATTGAATGGGCTGGAAGAACGCGCCGGTCTTGAAGCCGGGGTTTCCCTGGATGCCGAAGCGGCGGAGGAAGAAGGTTCCGAATCCTTCAATCCCCAGTTGGGGGATATGGATTCCGTGCGCCGCCAGGGGGCCATGTTGATGAAGGGTGTGGAGGAACGGAAACGAGAACAGGCGCGCGACCGGCAGAACATGGTCATGAACCTGCTGCGCGCAGGCAGAAACGATCAGGAAGCGTTGAAGCGTATTGCTGAACGTTGGGGCGAAGATGCTGTTTCCCGCCTTGAATCAGCTAATGAGGAAGATCGTTCCTATATGCTGGGTATGTGGTTGGAAGAAGTTCTGGGAGATGGAGATAGAGATGTTGGATTTCAGATTTACAAGAATACTCATGATTTGTGGGGCAAGGGCATTGTCTCCCCGGAACAGGTGTGGAAGGACTTTGCGGAACGCGGCAAGGATATTGTGGAGAGGGAAGACCGCCAGCGCGTGGAGCGTGAACGCAGGATCAGCGATCTTAATGGAGTGGTGAGCCGCTACGTGAGCGGAGAGCAGGATTCTCTTTCCGCCGATGAGCGAATGGCGTTGTTTCATGCCGGGGTGAGTGTGGCGAGCATGGAGAAGTCCAGGCGCGGAGTACGCCTCATGGAAGCGTTTGAGCAGGATTCCAGGCTGTATCATGATGACATTGCCGATGATTTGTTTGGCATCATCGGGAATGATGACGATGCCTTGATGATGCTTTGCAATTTGTTGAGAAACAGATCCAGGAGCACGGCCCATGACCGGCTGGGCATGGGCGACGCGGAAAAGAGGGCGGATGAGGCATACCAGGAGGTGATGGAGAATTCCAATCCATGGGTGATGGCCGTGGCAGGTCAGCCGATTCAGAACGCTAAGATGGCTTCCGGCTTGTTCATGACCGGCAAGGTGGCTGGGGTGAAGACGAAGCGTTCCCTGGAAAGGGCGTTGCAGAATATGCGTTCCCATGAGGATGCCCGAATGAAAGCGGCGGCTTTACAGGTATCCGTTGCCAAGGCCCGGCAGATGGGACTGTCCGACGCGGAAGCTTTTGAGTTGGCAGGAGTCCATGAGCAGGAGCGCCGCGAATTGCAGCAAAAGCGCAGCAGGATTTTTTCCGCCCTGACTACCGCTCTTGAGGGAGGGGAAGATGATTACTTTTCCAGCGACGAGGCTTCCTCTTTAAGCAAGGTGGGCTACCACCTGGGCAGCATGACGGGGGACACGGCGCCCTGGTTTCTTCCTTACGCCGGACCGCTCATTGGCCTGAATACGTCCATGCAAAGGCGGCGTGAAGAAGGGTACATGCTGGGGCTGGACGTGGACGAGATTGAGAAGCGCGCTTTCTGGTTCGGGGCGGCGGACGCGGCGGAGGAAATGATCGGGTTTCACGGGTTGTTCAGGGCAACGCCTCTTTACAAGGGAGTCCGAAAGCTGCTCCGAACCAAGAAGGGGGCCGGAGTGAGGGCGCAGGTTTCCGGCAGTCCGGCGGCCCAGTATGCGCTGCAAGGGGTGGCCGGGACGGTGGAAGAAGGCATTTTGGAACCCACGGCCGGCTATTTAATGAGATCGGCCATCAATCCCCTGCTGGATGATGAGCGCGGCAAGCAGACATGGGATCAATACGCCAGTGAGCTTTCCCAGATGACTTCCGGGGAACAGGGGCTTGCCCTGCTGGCGTTCAGTTTTGGATTGTCCGGATTGAATTATTCCCAGTTGAGCCGGGCCGCCAGGGAGTTCAGGCTTTCCCTGAAGAATTATGAAGCGTTGGGAGGCACGGCCCAGGGGTATCTGGAGGCCAGGGAGGAAAAGACCGCCGAAGGTTTTTTGAATAAGGCCCTTGCCAATTTGCATGATTCCTGGATGGAGGATCCGCAGTCTTCCATGGAGCGGGCGAGCGCGGCTGCCGGAGAACGCCTTTCCGGGGAGCGCATTGAGTCTTTGCGGGAGCTGGACGCGTGGCGGGCTGCCGAGGATGCCGGCATGGTGCCGCGGGTGGAGCCGGCGGAACAGGAGGGGATGTTCCGGGTGTATGCTCCGGCGCGCAGCACGAAAGCGCCGCGGGAGGATGCTTCCGTCTCCAGAGAGGGAGAGGAAGAGGACGCCCCTTCTTACACGCTGATGGACGGCGAGCAGATGACGGCTTATTTACAGGCGTTTGTGAGCGAGCAAGTGGAGAGTGACATCCTCTACACGCAGCATTTGCTGGCCGGGGACGTGACGGTGAGACAGGCCCTGGCCCAGGGGCGTTTTGACGCGGCGGAGGTGATCACGCGCACAGTGACGGATGAGAAGACCGGAGCCGAACGGGTGGTGATTGCCCCGGAGACGCTGGGGCAGATGAAGGCCCGCGCGGATATGGCGATGGCCGCTATCCGCGCCCTGGAGGCGGAGGGGGTGAGTTATGAGGATGCCGCCGCCCGCATGGATGCTTCGTTGAGCGAGCATCTTCCGCTGGGAACCCTTGTGAAGACATGGGAGGAAGTCCAGGAACGCATCAGGACGGAACAGGCCCGCAACCCGGAGTTCAAGGCTCCTGCCATGGATGCCCCGTTTTCCAACGCTTATGTGACGAAGGTCCGCCGGGGAGATACGTTCCGCCGGGTGTTGAGGTATGCCCGCGGGAATGCGACGGTGGAGGATTTGATGGAGGAAACGATGGAACAGGCCGTCATCTCCTGGCAGGCGGAGCAGGGTTTGACCTGGGGCGAGTTCGGCGCGATGCTCCAGGAGGCGCAGAGGGCGATGAATGATTTGTTCCCGGAGGCGCGGGGGGAGGAGATGCAGTTTATTCACCTGGACGCCGGGAAGCCGGTGACGGGGCATGATGCGATTGAGGCGTTTTCCAAGATCGGGCGTTCCCGCTGGCTGGCAGACGCGGTGAATCATCCTTCCCTGCCCTCATGGCTGCGGAAGCTGCTGAATCACCTGGTGAAGTTCCTGGGGGCTTTCAAGGCGCGCGTGGAGCTGGGCGAGATGGTGCGCCAGGCGGAGGAACAGGGAGTGTTTACCCTGCCGGTCAGGCAGGCGCTGGCGGTGATGCTGGATGCGGGGAATGCCCTGTACCGGGACCAGCAGGGGGATTTGATGGAGTTGTCCATGGAGCGGGCCAGAGCGCAGGCGGAGCTGGACGCGATGTTTGGCGCGGGCGTGGCGACGGAGGCCCGGACGCTGGAGGATGAGCTGGCGGAGAGCAGGAAGGAGGATGAGGAGCGCCGGAAGGAGGCCGAGGATGAGGCGCGGGCGCCGGAGAATTCCCCGGAGGCGCAGGAGGCGCGGCGTGAGCGGGAGCAGGCCCGCGTGGAGGCGCTGGGCGAGCCGGATGGGTCAGGCGTGTTTAACGGGGCGTTTATTGAGGTTCAGGAGGGGATGCGCCTTGGGTTTATTGATAAAAATAAGCTGACGCTTTGCCCGGATGTGCCCCAGTTTAAGCAGGGCGCGGATGAGCAGACCGGGGTGGTGAATCCGATTGTGGGGGCGTGGCAGCGCAACGCCGCGCCGATTTCCGTGTGGCGGCGGGAGGATGGTTCTTTACAGGTGATCAGCGGACGGCACCGTTTTAACGCCTGCACGGATGAGGATATTAATTGCACGGTGTATGATGAGGCGGCCGGGTTTGATTTGGATTGGGCGCAGACGCATGACGTGGAGAATAATATCCGGGACGGGCAGGCTTCCCTGTTTGAGATTGCCCGGTACGTGAGCCAGAAAGGGTTGACGAAGGAGGAGGCTGTGGAGAGGGGGATTTTCCGCAAGGGGCAGTCCCGGCGCGGGGTGGAGTTGGGCATGTACGGCTGTTCCGATTTGCTGGACGCGCTGGGCAATGAGCTGGTTTCCCCGGATGACGCCTGGCGCGTGGCGATGGCGTTCCGCAATCAGACCGAGGTGCAGCGGGCCGGGCTGCGGGCCCTGATGGAGGGGAAGAGCTGGCAACAGGCTTTTGCCGTGATGCAGGTGGCCGCGAATATGGACCGCATCCGCGGGCTGGCGGAGGCGGCCGGGATGACGTTTGAGACGGATTTGTTCGGCAATTCCCACGCGGAGGAGTATTTCGCAAGGCTGGCGCAGTACGCCGCCGCCCGCGTGAGCGAACTGACGAGGGAGATTTCTTCTATCAGCGGGGCGAGCAGACGCCCGGAGACGGCTAAAAAGTATGGCGTGGATGTGAAGGACGCCGCCGCTCTGGAGGCCGTGGTGAAGGATTTGAAGGCGCAGAGGGCCCGATGGCAGAACTTTGGCCTGCATGAGGATTTGATTAAGGAGGCCAATGACGCCGTGATGGTGGAGCTGGGGGTGAAGACGCGGGAGGAGGTGGACCGGGAGAACGGCGTTCTTCCTTTGGAGGCGCCGGAACAGGAGGCGGTTTCCGCCGATACGGGGATGTTGCAGCTTTCCCAGGATGTGAGCCGGATGCTGGACGCGGCGCTGGCGAGGGGGGCCGCCCCTGCGGAAGATGAGGCTCCCACAGCGAATTTTTCCCTGGTGTCCATTCCTTCCGGGGAGGTGATCACTACCGCCGCCGAGATGCGGGCGAGGTTGAAGCCGTTGCAGGGCAAGGTGTTCGTTAATAAGAATACGGGGATCCAGGCCGTGATTGAGGCGCGCGTGTCTGGAAAGACGGTGGGTAAGGCGCAACAAGCCCAGATGTCTGTCGCCAATCTGAAAGCCGTGGGGTTTTCTGCGGAGGAGGCTCGCAAGATTCATTACACGGCGGCAACCCGCATTCATGAACTGTTTGAGAATGCGGAAGATGGTCGTTTTGAAGAGGAGTACAAGGATGATCCCTCCCGTGCCGGAGCTTACCATTTCTTCAATACAGTGGAGATTGAGGGGATAGGGAGTTTTGACGTAAACGTCACGGCTCTTGCACTTAAAAATGAAGATCAAAAACTCCTTTACACTCTTGAGCTGACAATAGAAAACCCCAAAGGCGTCTCAGTCGCCTATCCCAATCCTGATATTCAGGGGGACGCTTACTCGGCCTCCGGGGTTTCTACTCGCAATCTATCTTCTTACCGCTCTTTTGTCGAGAAGGAAAAGGCGTCCATCAGGAAGAAGGCGGTCGCTGACGGGACGTTCATGAAGGCCCCGAACGGGAAAGATACGAATCTGACGGAAGACCAGTGGCTTTCCGTGCGCACGGAGGCGTTTAAGAATTGGTTTGGGGATTGGGAGCATGACCCGCAGAACGCTTCCAAGGTGGTGGACGAGAACGGGGAGCCGAGGGTGGTGTATCATGGGAGCCATCAATGGTTTACTTCTTTTAACGATGGCAAGCAGAGACAGCAGAGCGGCGCCCCGGCAGGCACGATATTCGCTAATGATAACCGGGAGATAGCGGTAAGTTTTGCGGATTATTACGGGGGCCACGCAGACGAGGTGATTTTGGATCCGAATGATGAACGCCACCCGCGCTATTCCTGGGGGATTTACAGAGAAGGCGGCATTTATGACTTGTTCATGAATATCCGGAATCCGCTGGTGGTGGATTTTGAAGGGAGGCCATGGCTTGATTCTTCAAAGGGTGGCGACATCAACGCTTTGTGCAGTAAGGCAAAGGAGAGTGGGCATGATGGGGTGATTGCTTTGAATATCGTGGATGCAGGTCTCAATGATCAGGAGAATGTCCCTGCTTCTACGGATTATGTGGCCTTTGATTCCGTACAGGTGAAGAGCGCCACGCAGAACCGGGGGACGTATGACCCGAAGAATCCGGACATTACGTTTTCCATTGTTTCAGCACAGGACCAGGGTTTGTTCCATGACGGCCATTTTGAGGCGGGCAACGCGGTGATTACGGAACCGGGCGTGACGTTCTCCATTACTGCCCTGCATGCCTCCCCTCATTCTTTCCGCAAATTTTCTACGGATTTCATGGGTAAAGGAGAAGGAGCGCAGGCGTATGGCTGGGGGCTGTATTTTGCGGAGAATCCGAAGGTGAACCGGAGTTATATGAACCAGTTCGCGCAGGATAAGGCGACATGGAAGTTCCGGGAGGTGGAGACTGGCGTTATAGAAGTGATGCAACGATCCCTGGTAGGCAGTTTTTTGCCGAAGGATGCCCTGCCGGAGGCGAAGGAGGACGCGTCAGATATCGCCTGGTCTGTTCTTGGCGATTTGGTTGATGCCGCCAGAGGAAGCATGACTGTTTTAGACATCGTCATGGAGTTGCATGATGAAATTGATACTAACAGGAAATACGCGGAGACGTACCCCCAGGAGCGGGAGAAGCTGGAACAACTGGAAGGCTTCATGCTTTCTCTGCTTGACCATCTGGACGAGATAGAGGTGAGGACGGGCATGCCTTCCAATTACCGCGTGGAGCTGAATGTAGAGGATTCCGAGCTGCTGGGCTGGGATTACGTGGACGAGACGGTTCTTGCCTTGTTGAAGGATTCCCCGGTGGAAGAGGTGCGGTATGCTTTGGAACACGCCGAAAGACGGGCGGATTACCGCGGCGAAAACGTGAGCGGCAAAGATGTTTATCAGGAGTTGTTTGATGCTTTTTGGGATGGAGAAGATGGCACGAAACAGGAGGCGCAGAAGGCCGCCAGCGTGTCTTTGCTGTCCAGCGATATTAAAGGCATCAGGTACGCAGACGGCTATACCCGCGGGAAAGTGGAGGAAGAGCAGACGTATAATTACGTGATTTTTGACGGGAACGATATTAAGATTACGGCGTTTGCGGACGAGTCCACCGGGGGAGCGTGGGCGGATTATGAGGATCCGACGGCGACGTTTTCCATTATCGGGGAGAAGGCAGCGTCCTTCCAGGAGTACCACAATAACGGACTTTCCTACACAGATCCGGCGGACGGGAAGCGGAAGGCGATTATTGATTCCCGCGGGGTGCGGTTGAGGAAGGAGCACGTCAGCGTGAGCGAGGGGGGGCATGTGAATGTTTCCCTGGCCGCGGCCCTGGATTTCCCGGAGTTGTTCCGGGCTTACCCGGAGCTGCGGAAGCTGCGGGTGGATTTTTACCGGGACAGCAGGAGCGGCACGGGAGGGTTTACCGATCCGCAGGAGCATTATATTGCCGTGAATGTGGCGCGGGGCGGGAAGAACGCGGCTCCCGGCATGGTGCTGGATACGATTCTGCACGAGGTGCAGCATGTAATTCAGGGGTATGAGGGGTTTGCTGTGGGCGCCGGGAACATGAGCCGGGAGCAGGCGCTTGCTTATCTGGGCGAGAGCATGAGCCAGCTGGCGGGCCGGGACGACGCCTGGGCGAAGGAGGCCCTGCCGCGCCTGGAACGGATGAGGCAGGAACTGGAGGCCGGGACGCTGCAGCCGGCGTTTGTGTATGTTTTTTCCCACGGGGAGCAGGAGGCGCGGCTTGCCGGGTCGTTTGAGAAGAATAGCGAGGGCGTGGTGATGAGCGGCCTGAACGGGTTCCGGCTGCTGGACGCTCCGCCGTTTTCGATTCCGCTGACGGGGGATATTACGGAGCTTGGCGGCATTACGTTCGGGGCCGGGAGGTTTGGACGGATGGCCGGCAGGGTTCTGGCTCCGAACGGGGATTGGCTTTACGATGAGATGGTGTTCAGGATGCGGGCCGCCGCGCAGCGGTCCGTGAGTAAGCTGCGCCTGTTTGAGACCGGGGACCGGGAGCGCGGCCTTGAGCTGCTGGCGGAGGCGCAGGAGCTGATTTCCACGGTGGAGCGGTTTCTTCCCCATACGTACGGGTTCGGGCTGGAACCTTACAAAATCTGGCTGAATGTGTTTTCCCTGCTTTACGGGAATAGCGGGAAGATGGCGCCGGGCGATGCGGTGGCCAGCGCGTTGGAAGCGATTCCGATGAAGAGGTGGCCGGAGATTATGGAGGGGAGCATCGGCAAGAGTTTTGTTAATTGGGCGGAGAAGAGGCCGGAGCTGGAGGATGTGGTGGAGGAGGCCCGGAGGGAGATTGCCGAACGGCAGGCCGATTACGAGCTGGATTCTGCTCCGGACGCGGATAACAGGGCCGCCCTGGCGGCCCGCAAGGGGGTGGAACAGGAGGTGTGGCGCCGGTTGTTTGAGGAGCACGGGGCCGAGTTTCTGGAGGAGTACGGGGAGCAGAAGGTGTTCCGGCTTGTGGGGAAGTTTATGGCCCGCGTGGTGGAGCAGATTGACCGTTTCCGTAAGGATCGGACGCTGGGCCGCATCCGCCGCGTGGCGGCGTCCGTGGCTCCGCGGACGAATCCGCAGGGGAAGCCGCTGCGCGGGAAGATGGACGCGGAGAGTTACCGGAGGCTGGAAGACCGCCTGCGGCTGATGGAGATGACCCCCGCCCAGTATGACGCCTTTTTCCGAAAGAATTTCCCGGAAGTTCTGGACGAAGAAGCCGCCGGGCAACAGGAAGGCCGCACGCTTTGGGAAGACGTCAAGCCGCAGGATATGGTGACGGTGGAGACGACGGACGCGGAGGGCGGCGCGCTTGCCCTGACGGTGACTAAGGCCACTTTTGAGGCTTATGCCTGTTATGAGAAGATGAGCGTGGAGACGGCGGAGAATGCCGCCCGCGCCCTGGGCGAGTTTATCGCCACCAGAAGAGAGGCCTGGGAGAATGCCGCGGAAAGTAAAAAGAATGAGATTGAGGATTTGCTCCGGCCCGTGCTGGAGGCCGCCGGGAGAACGGATGACCAGGCCATGGCTACCCACCGGAAACAGGCCCGCCTGAAAACGCTGCCGTCCGGCCCCATGTCCCTGACCGGTTATTTGCTCAATTTCAGCCAGTATATGCAGGGGTTGCAGTCCGTGCCCGCGTTCAGGGGGATTGCCAAAAAGTTTGAACGCCGGGCGGCCCGGTTTGCCGTGCAGAAGCAGGCTTGCGAGAAAGATACGCTGGCGTTCGTGAAGAAGGCCGCAGGACGCATTCTCCAGACCGAGGATGAATACGAGATAGCGGATTGGATTTACGAGCAGCGCGGGGGCCTGGATACAGGCCTGACCATTACGGAACAGGAACCGGATTGGCAGGGGAAGGCCCGCGAGGAGTATCGCGCGGGCGTCCTGAATCTGATCCGCCGTAAAGTCCGCAAGCGTGGCGCGGCCAGGACCCTCGCCCATGTCGCCTTTTTGATGAAGGATATGGACGCGGAGCTGAAAGCGGAGATCGAACGCATCTGGCCGGATGCGCGGGATGAAGTGTGGAGCGAGAAGGATGCCGCCGTGTTTACGGAGAAGGAGCTTGACCGTTACGGAAGCCAGGAGAAGTACGTTGAGGAACACGCCGCGAGAGCCCGAAAGGCCAGCAAGTGGGGCAAGGGGAAGAGTCCGTATCAGGCCCAGTCTTACAAGCTTGACCATATCAGCCGGATGGAGGCCGCTTATATTATCCTGCTTTCCCAGCAGGAGGATTATCAGGAGATGCTGCGCCTGAAAGGGTTTACGCAGGAAATACTGGAAGGGCTGGAGCAGTTTGCCGGGAGCGAGGTGATGGAGTTTTCCCGCGCCCTCCGGGAGAAGCTGAACGAACGCGGTCAGGAGGTGAAGGAGGTGACCGAGAGCCGTTACGGCGCCCCTTTCCCGATGATAGAGAATTATTTCCGCGCGTTTTTCGACGTGGGCATTGAGGCGATTGACCAGTCTATCATGGACGCGGCTTCTTATGGGGACGCGGCCACGGGCGGGAAGTTCGGGCTTATCCACGCCCGGAAGAAACATCATGCCAGTCTTGATTTGAGTATTGACGTGCTGACGGCTTATTACGCCGCCATGAATGAACAGGATGTTTACCTGTATGGCTCGGAAATCAGCCGGGATATGCGCGCCCTTATTAATTACCGCGGCGAAAACGGGACGCGGGGCGCGCGCGTTCTGGAGAAGGTTATTGGACGGGACGCGCTTAATAAGCTGCTGGTCTGGTGCGATTCCTTCGACAAGGGGATGGCGGGGAATGTCCGCGGGTTTTTGGAGATGCAGAAGAGCCTGAACCGCATCAGTTCCGCGGCGGCCATTACCCTGCTGCCGGGCCGCGTGGGCACGTGGCTCAAGCAGTCCACCGCCCTGATTAACGCGGCTTTCAGCTCGGATGAGATTGATCCCCATGAATGGGCCGCCAGCATGGCCCGCATGGCGGCGGGCAAGCTGGCGCTTTCCCCGCGCGAGTTGATGAAGCGGGCCGCCCTGGACGCCAGAGACGCGACGGAGACGGCCGTCATCCGGGAGGCGATGAGCGCGGACGAGGCGGGCCGGGCCGCCTCCGGCGCATGGAAGAGGCTGAACGTGAAAGGGATGAACCTGCTGACCCAGACGGACGTCGGCCTGAATGCCGTGAGTTCCGCCATTCTTTATGACGCCGTTTACCGGAAGGAGATGAAGAGGAACCCCGGATTAAGCAGGGAGGAGGCGGACAGGCGCGCCATGATGGAGGTGGAGCTTTCCCTTTCCCGCAAGGCCCAGCCTATGACGCCCCAGCAGCGGTCCCTGGCGGCGCAGACGCGCTCCGTCTGGAATGTCGGCATGCTTTTCCTGGGGGGTGAGAGCATCAATACTTTTGCGGAGACTGTTGCCCTCTGGAAGCAGGGTGGGATGAAGAATAAGGCGAAGTCCGTCAGCATGTTTTACGCCCACGGCCTTCTGCTGGCGTCCATGAGCGCCATGCTTAATTTTTTCACGGATGATGAAAGACGCCGCAAACGCCGGGAATGGTGGCACATTTTTATTGATGCTCTCCAGGGGCCCCTGCAGGGGATCCCCTTCTGGGGCGCGCTGGCGGGCGGAGCTGTCCGCGGCATGTCTTCCCTGTGCGGCTACCGCTATTACGAGGCTACCACTTCCCTTGTTCCGTTCGCTTCCTGGGATAACCTGGAACGGGCCGGAAAAGATCTCGCCAAACTTTTTGACGGGAAGGATAAAGATTGGGTGGATTTTCCGCTGGCTTTCATGGGCGCCCTGCGCATGGCCGCTTTCGGCGCGGCCCTGGGCGGAGCTTCCACACCTAAAGGGGCCAGGTTCAAAGCCGCCGCCTTTTCCGCCGCCGCTTTCGTCAACCTGACCGAGTTCCTCCTTCGCGCCATGAAAGGACTCCCTTTAAGATTGGATGGGAAGTGAGATTGATTTGAGCAACATCATTACTAATGATATTGCTCAAAATGGAGCAGACTTGGATAAGTGGGCTGGGAACCGGGAGCAGATAAATCCTTTAATCTAATAAATAGAAAAATGTTTTTCCGCCTGAAAAAAGACACATTCCATAGTTTAGTATTGCAAGCCATACAATGAATAGAAGCAAAGCAATGATAAAACAAGCCAGTGATTTTTCAGGATACTCTTCTTTGTAAAACTTAATTCCTTTTTTTATTGTGTTAGTAATATATTTAATAACATATAAAATAAATACTCCTAAACAGACAGATAGCCAAGCTGATTCAAACCAATCATAACTATTAGCATGCCCATGATAACCAAAAAAATAAAGAGCCATTAAAAAGAAAAACAATAATTCACCCAAGATAAAAAGAGTGATTTTTATTTTTTTTACATTAACCCTGTTACTCTCTGATTTTTTACTATTCAGAGATAAGTTTTTTCTGCCTGAATGCTCTCCCCAAAACAATTTTATGATGCCTCTTTGAATCAGAAAAGTAGGCAATAAGACAAGGAGCAAAACTCCCATGAAATCCAGAAAGGCAAGTGCTTGTATATCGTAACGAAACTGGTCAAAAAGAGAACCAGAGTGCATAGGGAGGGTTTCAAAGCCGGTCGCTATGTGAAAAATAGCCCAGAAAACACATACCAAAAGCCATGCAATAATAAAGAGTCCTGATGATGCGAAACAACCAGGTTTCTTTTTTTCTTCTGGAGTAGCAGAATCGTTCATAGACATGTCCGTACGCTATCCATTTTTTGGACAAAGAACAACAAAAAAGCCCCTGACCCGGAGGCCAAGGGCTGAACAGGAGCACTTTTCTGGGAGGATGCTACTGTACACGGCTGTAATGGCAATAAAAAACCGCCCGCGTTTCCCAACGTGGACGGCTA